AAGTCAATAAGACCTGACCACATAGTTACACTGCCTTTACCATCAAAGGTATTCTTCATTACAAAACGAAGACCAAACTCAGTCTTATGTCCTGTAGATGTTTCAATACCATGCTTCAGACGAGGAAAGAGATACTCTGCGTAACAGACGTTACCATTGGCAGAGATGGTATCCTTGATCTTCACATCCTCTAAAACAAGAGGATCAAAATAGTTGATCATCTGGCGTTGCAGCGGTTCAAGAACTTCTGCATTTTCAACTACACGATAGCCGCTGTTCACCACATTCAGGTATACGTCTCCATCAGGAGTAGTCCGCGTAAGCATCTTCTTATCTTCAGCCGTGTGACGAGTGTCACGAGATACGACAGGCTGCTCATAGACGTTGAAGAAGATTTCACGGTCGGCGGTGTTGATAAGATTTTCCATTGTACCTTTTCCTTTTATTTACCAGTTTCGGTTAGTGCGTCGTAGATTGCATGCATAGTTCTAATAATCCAGTGATAGTTCTTTATAAGCTACTTCTCTTAGCTTCTCAAGAAACTGTACTGCCTCTGTTACGTTATCTGCGTTAGTTACCATACTCATTTTTACTACGCCATTTAATCTCAACTCACTTAGCATGTCAAGAATAAAGTCTGCGTTTTTAAGTGCCGACATAGGCTCAACTTTTATCATCGGGAAGAAACTCCAGCTTTCATAGGTCTAACTCCTTTTGTCCTTTGTTAATCTCTTCTCTTATAACACGTCTGTGTAAGTTTACAACCTCTTTTCTTAAATCTTCCACAAACTTTCCCTTTGAGAGGTAGGGAAGTTCGTCGAATGGAGGATAAGTAACTAACTTAACATCCTCTCCTCCAAGTCCTGCCTTAACTATAGCGAAGTATGTAGTGCCGTAGGTCATGCTGCTTCCTTCATCTCACAAGCCATGCCAATAATATACCAATTAGGTTTTGGTGTAAACTTCCAACGCGCCATATAAGATTTTTCTTTAATGTAATAATTACGATACGCCATGATGGCATCACCCTCAACTTTACAGTAGTCGTCCATACACTGAGGAGGCTGTGTAAATTCACCATCCTTCAGTCCATCAGGAAAATTGCAAAGGTTAGTAAATATACCACTCCTCTCTGTCTTATGTCTTTTACCATATCTGAAGGTATATTCCATAAGTAGATTATCAAGAAGTTCTACTAGCCACATGTAATTACTGCGGTTTTCTCTAGCCCATATAGCTGATGGATGGTTCTTGTGCGTCATCTTGTAGCAGTCAATTGTAGGTACACCATCAATAACGTGATGGGCAGTAGATAATAGCTGTGCATACTCAAGGATCATCTTTACTACATGCTTGTCGCAGTGCATCTCAGCACAGGTCTTAGGGTCTTCATGTAGATAGAATATATTCATTTGTCTTCACCTTTTAGTTGATCTTTGAGATAATCTAGCTTGTATACGCCATCAACAAGGTTCCGATATTCAGACATGAACAAGTCGCCATCACACTCTTGCATTTGAGTGATAGCACTATACACAAGTTCATGTACCTTACTAATATATTCTTCTATGGTGTACTCAACTTCATTGTGAAAGTTCCACCTATATTTCTTTACTTCATTAGACATTACGATTCTCCTTCAAGGTTTTCTGGGACGGTCCCAGATTTTCACTGGGTGTTTCAGGGAAAGGATCAAAAACTACTAACGTATGTTTATAGGCTTTAGCAGCCTTCAAGCTTTTATGGTACGTAATCTGTCCATCAGAGTGGAGAATTTTCCACTTTCTACCTTCTTTAGAAATAATTCTCATACGTTCCATGTTCTTCTCCTTACAAACTTTAACGAAAGGTTTATTTTTTTTATTATGATGTTTCATAGAATAATACGCTATATGCTTTTTCCGATAAGTACCCAGCATCTAAACGTCCTCCAGTTTAAGTTGATTGGTCTTAACACCACACATATCTAGAAAAGATATACCGTCAAAGTCTCTGTATTCTTCTGCAAAGATAACCTCTGCAATCCCTGACTGATATATCAGCTTCGCACATTGTAGGCAAGGGGCATGAGTAGTGAACAGGGTAGCATCCAACCCACTCTCATTCGACTTTGCCAACTTAGCTATCGCATTTGTTTCTGCATGTAGCACCTCGTCACGTGTCACAAGCATGGGTTGTGATAGCTGTTTTCCTGTGTCAGGGTGAAATAAAACTTTACGTTCGCATTCATTGTCCCATCCAGAGGGTGTACCATTGTAGCCAATAGAAATAATTCTATTATCTTTTACAATGATACATCCTACCTTCAGACGTACAGCATAGCTAAGTTCTGAAAAGGTATATGCTATCTTCATGTAGGCTGTAGCATATTTTGTTTTCATACTTACATCTCCTGAAAACGTGTAATTGCTAGATCAGCAGCATGTTCTTCTGCTTCCTTTTCGTCCATACCGTCAGCTACAAGTTCGTCGTAAGCCTCATTGTACAACCGTTCCTTAATTTCGTCGTTCCATTGATTAGACATTCTAAACACCTCGCGTCTCAATCTCAAGCCAGTTTGGATAGTCTTCCATTGCTTCAAAGGCATCGTGACATAACCCGTCAATAATTACACGTTTCCCCGGATTTTCCTCACACTCATAACATTTAAAAGTTCTGTTTGAAGATAGATCAGCCGAACCAAGGCGTCCATGTCCATCACAAGCATCACAAGGTATTGTTATTTTTATAGCCATTTATATTCTCCATGAACATATTGTAGGATAACTTAGGGTTGTATCGTTTACATTCTGAATAAATATCTTGAACCTCTTTTGTCCAAGACGAGGGTGTGAGAGACTGACGACAATCCGCCAGAATCTCACACCACTTACGCCAATCATGCATTTATTTTTCTTCCAATTCTGTTACATCTACAAACATTAAATGTTCGTGTGTGTCATATGCTTTCATATGTGCGTCCCAAGGACTATTAGCCTGTACTATTACACTGTCAGGGTAGTCGATACCAATAGCACCAATACGTCTGCCTTTTCTCCACGATACTCTATAGGTTTTCATTTTTGCCTTTTCCTTCTTGAGATTTGTTTAACTTCTTAGCAAAGAAGTTACACATTTTGTATGCTTCTTCGTAGTCTGTTACAGCATAGCTGGTATGTAACAAACCTCTTTTGTTTGATATTAATTCCAAACGCCAGAACAATTCATATGGGCTATCGTAAATCCACCTCATTTGTAAGTCTTCAGTCATAATTTTATTTTTAGTTTTTGGGCTGTAGACTGCAACGTCTTCTTTTTCAAAGAATACAATCTCTTTCTCATCTAAGTATTCTCGCTCTATAAACTCGCAGTAGGTTTCTTTACGTCGTGGCATTGCTACTCTCCTCGCATTATGGTATAAGTACTACCTACTACTCTTAACTACGTTAAGTAGTAGGGTAGTACCTAAGCCTAGACTTAACACTGAAGGTGACGAACCACAAGCCACCTTCAGCATTAAATTTAAGCTACGTTACGCTTACGCTTGGGGCGGAAGAAAGCAATAATAGGATTGGACTTCTGCTCATTCTTCTCAGCCTCACGACGAGAGTGGAGTCGGATATTAGCTTCTAAATTACAAAGCACTTCTTCCCATACAAGCTGCATAGCATAGCTTTGGTGAATACCATAACGATCAGCTACCTTGCGTCCCATAGGACGAATGTACATAGTCTCCATCCTATTGATTTGTCCTTCATAGTACCTATGAACCTTTTCCTGAATTTCAGGAGTACGGCAGTTATTATAACCCCAACGACGATTTTCCATGATAGTACTTTCCTTTTGTCTAGATTTAGATTTACTAATACTACGCTGCTATACCAAGATACTTGCAATGCAAAGAACTGACTTCGTTTCCGTCTTTATAAGTATTAGGATACTTATCAGCCAAGGCATTACACCAACTATCCCATAGATACTCACTTCCGCCAAGCTTTTCGCACATTATGACATAAAGTGAAGCTTTCTTTAGAAAAGTATTATAGGATACTTGTTTACCTACTTTGAATACATTAGGTGATAGATCAAACCTCCTTAGATTATGGCAATCAAGACAACCTACTTTGCCCGTAGTAAGCTGAATAATAAATCCAGCTTTGACGATAGCTATGCCGGGAATGCTGGCAAGTTCTACTAGAACTTCAGTAATACTTATTTTACCTTGTTTATAATCTTGAATATAGTTATACAAGACTACTTTGTTACTTGTAATGTAATCCCATCCAGCCTTCTTACTACCAAATAAAAACTTAGAGTCTAGACCTAGACGGTCTAAATCTTCTAGTTGTTTACCGATTGTTGTCCATTGCTGCTGGATTGACAGCAGAACCATACCGATCACACGGGCTAGATTGTCCGGTGATTTGTCGGCATATACTTCTATTTTAATCTGATGTTCTTTAAACATAGCTGTTTAGTCTCCTTTCTTTGATTTAGTTTAGCCGTCCAGTTCTTCCCAGTACCATTGTTTACGGATTATACGCGGCATATCTTTGTAAATTAGGTGTACGCCTTGTACAAATTCTGACACCCAATTTGATGGTTTTCTACTCCATTCAAAGTATGGAGTAAATAAAACGGGAACCATGTTATGGTAATATTCCCTGCCCCATACTCTCCTGCCACCATGATGGCTTGACGATTTACAGATATCGTATGACATAGTATTTATCCTTTGTTTGATAATGCACAATCCATACATAAGATGGGACACCATAGTATCCCATCTCTCTATAGATCAAGCCTCAATAGATTCATTCAGGATATTTAACATATCCTGTAAAGCTTTCTCAGCTTCCTCAATTCTTCCTACGGAAGACATAAGAAGCATATATTCCAGCTTGAATTTAATTTTCTTTGCGGATTCTTTTTCTAGCATATTTATGCTGCCTCCTCAACAGCTTCCTGAATAACCTTCGGTTCTTTACGCTTTCCAAGGTCTTTACCTTCCGGCAAGTTCTCAGCGAACTTGATAACCTTGAAGCTACCCGTAGGGTGAACAATACGAATGGGAAGCTGTGCTTCAACAGCAGCATCCCATCCAGTGGTATCCTTCCAATCCTTACGCTTGATGTCAACCCATTTCTTGCCGGTGAATTTCTGAAAACGTTTAGCCATGATTTGTCTCCTATGTGTATGGCGTTAAGGTAGTAAGTACATCCTAACTACTCTCAATTTCATTGAGTAGTAGGGATGTACCTAAAGGTTGTCGTATTCTGGGGTTACTGCCGCAGCGAAGCTGATCATGCCCATCACAGACGTGGCTATAAGGGCAATCTGAGGGATTAGACCAAAATGGTCTAAACCGATAAACAGGAGACTGATCAAGCTAGTAATACTAGCTATGAAGCACAGAACGAGGCTAATAATCGAGATTATTCTAAACATCCTACTTTTCCTTTGCTTTATCAATTCTTCACGACGGTAAACAGCATTGCTGTTCTGGTATTCTTCTATCGAAGATAGACGGTCTTCCCATTCGTTACGCATTGGCTTAGTTCCCATGTTTGAATATTTCATATTCAGCATCTTCAACTGTATCGAAGCTTACTATGAAGCTTCCGCTGGATAGTTCGTGAACGTCAACAGCATCACAAGATGCTGAAACGTGGCAGACCAAATCCATATCTTCGATATGATAGTTGAGGCTGTTGATGTCGGATTGGTGGATCATGGTTCTAACTCCGTTAGGGTTGATTGCCGTCGATTGGCGGCAGCAGTAAGGGGTAAGTACTACCTACTACTCTCAACTTCGTTGAGTAGTAGGGTAGTACCTAATGGTTCATCAAAACCTTGTCAACAACAAAATAAATTTTGTTAGCGGTTCATCACGATGCGGGAGGGGGATTGGCAGTTTACTGCGGGTTTGGGGAGTTTATTTTATAAAAATAAAAATCTTTTGGAAGATTCAGCGTAGCTGCCTAATCTTTGTGCAGTTCTTTGTTAAGCTTTGCTTAAAATTTAGGCAGATCACAGAAGATGTTTGTAATTATATTACAAAAACTATTCAGTCTATAAAAGTTTTACATAATACTATGTAAATATATGCAACCCCACCCAAAAAATCTATGATTTTTCTATATTATATATATGCCCCTGCCATATACAGACCAAAAATAAAAAGGCTTGCTCATAAAATATAATAGTGTGACAAATATGCAACACTCTACACATAAAAACACCCCCTTGCTTTTATTTGCATAGGGGGTGGGGGGTATATTACAGGTAAAATTTAGGATGACTTACTCATCACGGCTGTGCTACAGCTTCGCTATGTCGAAGACTAGCTTTGCTACTACTAAGACTATCTATATACTACTATATACTTACTTAGTATTACTTTATATATCTTTATTATATTCTATATATAACTATATATAAGCTTCTTCGTAATCTTAGGATAAGGGTATCATGTTTTTCTTGTCTTCACAATAGGGGTGTGCTATATTAAAAGCAAATAATTAAACAGTGTGACATTATGGCAACAGTATTACAACAGGAAGAACAAAGAGAAATAAACTTCAATGTTCTTTTATCTATAAGAAATAATCTCAAAGAATTAGAATACAGAGAAGCTAATGGGGATTTCTTGTCTTTCATCAAGAAGTTTGCTCCTCTTCTTGTCTCCGACTTTAAGATGGGTAAACACATTGAAGTATTAGCAGATAAACTACAACAAGTAGAAGACGGTAACATCAAAAGGCTTATGGTCTTTCTACCACCTCGTTCATCTAAGTCTGTCGTCTGTTCCAAGCTATTTCCTGCATGGTACATAGGTAAACATTCTAATCACGAGATAATGTCTATCAGTCACTCCGACCAACTAGCCAGTGACTTTGGTAGGTCCGTTCGTGATCTAGTTAGTGAGGAAGACTTTCAGAAGGTATTCAATGGAGTATTACTACGGCAAGATGTACGTGCAGCAGGTAAGTGGAAGACAAGCGGTGGTGGTTCCTACTATGCTGCAGGTGTACGTTCACAGATTGCAGGACGTGGTGCACACATAGCTATTCTGGACGATGCTATGTCAGAAGAAGACGCTATCAGTTCAGCAGGTAGAAGATACATCAAGGAATGGTATCCTTCAGGTCTACGCACACGTCTCATGCCAGACGGTAAGATCATTATCATCAACACTCGCTACCACTACGACGACCTATGTGGCTGGCTACTAAAGCAGGAAGAGAAGATGGATTGGCATCTCAAACCTTCAGAGAAGTGGCATGTTGTGTCTATTCCAGCTTGGGTGGACGAAGAGTCGTCTGATCTGCTGGGTCTACCTGTAGGCACGTCATATTTCCCTGAGTGGAAGAGTGATGATGTGCTACGTCTGGATGAGATGGAGATACGCGCTACCAATGGTTCTAAGTACTGGGACAGTCTCTATATGCAGAATCCAACACCTGATGAAGGTGGCATTGTCAAAAAAGACTGGATTGAGTGGTGGGAGTACGACGAGCCACCCTCCTGTGAGTTTATATTACAAACATATGACACAGCCTTTTCTACGAGTAACACGGCAGACTTTAGCGTGATACAGACATGGGGTATATTCCACTCTGTATATGAAGATGAAGATACCGGAACGGAGCAGGTCGTAGCCAACATGATACTACTAGGAAGTAAGAGAGGAAGATACGAGTATCCAGACTTGAGGAGGATCGCGCAGGAGCAGTTTAAAACGCATAGACCTGATGTATGCTTGGTAGAAAAAAAGGCGAGTGGGCAATCTCTAATTCAGGATATGCGCCGCGCAGGACTGCCAGTGTTGGAGTATACCCCTGACAAAGACAAAACCTCTAGGCTTAACGCTATTACTCCTTTGTTTGAATCAGGAAGAATATACCTACCAGCTTACAAACAATGGGCAGATGAATTGCAGGAAGAAGTAACAACCTTTCCTTATGCACCACACGATGACCAAGTAGATGCCCTGACTATGGCTGCGCTATACTTGAAGGAAAGTTGGCGTATTGAACATACAGAAGATGCTGATTGGGAAGACGACGAAAACCCACGACGACAGAAAAGAGTTGCATACTGGAGAGTTTAGTGATACTACTAGTGAAATGACAACAAGAAGAAGGGATATAACAATGTCATCCGCACTACTAGAAAAAAGAAATAAGTTTTACTTTCCAGCAAAAGATAATCACTTTAATGGTGACGAATATCAAAAGCCACACAGGTTTCACAGTTTAGGTTTTGTAGATAACTATGGCACAGCCATTGACGTTGGTGCACACGTAGGTACATGGGCTGTTGATCTAGTAAATATGTTTGATATGACAATCTGCTTTGAGCCAATCAAGGAGCATAGGGATTGTCTTAATGAGAACCTTTATCAATCAGAAAATGAATATAGAATTTATGACTGTGCTTTGGGTGATAAGTACGAAAAAGAAATATCACTAGGCTATGTAACAGAAGGTAATAGCGGCACAGCTTCTATCGCTGCAGAGAATACTGAGTATACTGCAGAGATGCGTACACTAGATAGCTTTGACTTTGAGAATGTAGATTATCTCAAGGTTGATGTAGAAGGCTTTGAACTACAGTTTCTCAAAGGTGCTACCGATACAATCAAACGAACAAAGCCAGTAATCAATATAGAAATTAAAAACAACTGTGAAAGCTTTGGTATATCTAGGCAGGATATAGCAGACTACATCTGTAAAGATTTAGGTATGACTTGTGTAGGTAAAACAGTTGAAGACTATATCTTTAAATACATGTAAGTTGTATAAAAATTAACTATATGATATAGTATTTAAATTATTAATATTTCTTGTGAAGAAGGTAATATAAAGAATGGCAACTGAACGTAATCCCTTTGATCCGATTCCGACAGCAGAACTATCCATTGAGATAGAATCAAGTGGAACCATTGACGAAGATGGTAATGAAGCTACTATGGAACTTGATCCAGAAGACGGTGGTATTATCGTAGAGTTTAAACCACCAGAAGACGAAAGATCAAAGGTACAGAAAAAAGAAGAGCCAGAAGAATTTTATCGTAATCTTGCAGAAGATATGGATGAAGAAGAACTGGAAGAAATAGCTGCTAAAGTTATTGACAACTTTGAAGCAGACAAAGACTCACGTTCAGATTGGGAGTCTATGTTTGAACGTGGCTTTGATCTTCTAGGTCTAAAGCTTGAAGAAGCAGCAGAACCATTTGAAGGTGCTTGTACTGCTGTGCATCCTATTTTAATTGAATCAGCAGTTAAGTTTCAATCTAAAGCTACACAAGAATTATTTCCACCGGCTGGTCCTGTAAAGTCACAAATTGTTGGTGACGTTACTGAAGAAAAACAGGATCAGGCTAACCGTGTTAAAGCATTTATGAACTATCAGGTCACTGACCAGATTACAGAATACTTTGACGAATTTGAACGTATGCTTTTCCATCTACCACTTATTGGATCAGCATTCAAAAAGACATACTTTGATCAGGGACTAAATCGCCCTGTATCTGAATTTGTACCTATCGACCAATTTTATATTTCATATTATGCAACGGACCTGCGACGGGCAGACCGTTACACTCACGTGATTTATCGTAGTCCAGTTGAAATGCAACGCGACATAGCCGCAGGTATGTATGCCGACGTTGACCTGCCTGAAGCTTCTATGCCAGAACAAACAGCAATGGCACAGAAGATGGATACGATCTTGGGTCTTTCCCCTTCTTCACAGCATGACCCACAATATGTTCTACTTGAACAGCACTGCTATCTTGATTTGCCAAGGCAGTTTCACGGTGAGGATGACGGTCTGTCCCTTCCTTATATTGTTACTATTGAAGAAAAGTCACGGAAGGTTCTATCCATCCGTCGTAACTATGATATTAAAGATAAACGTAGAGAAAAGAAAATTTTCTTTACTCACTATCGTTTTGTACCCGGCTTTGGCTTCTATGGCCTTGGCTTAATTCATTTTCTTGGCAACCTGACAATGACAGCTACTGCAGCTATGCGTGGTTTGGTCGATGCTGGACAGTTTGCTAATCTACCCGGCGGCTTCAAAGCTAAAGGGTTGCGGATGGTTGGAGACAATGATCCTATTGCCCCCGGTGAATGGAAAGAGGTTGAGGCGGTTGGTAATGATCTATCTAAGATGATCATTCCACTACCGTACAAAGAACCTTCGCAGACTCTGTTCCAAATGTTAGGCTTTGTCTCCAACGCTGCACAAAAGTTTGCTGATAGCACAGAACAGATTGTATCTGATGCAGCAAGCTATGGACCAGTTGGTACAACAATGGCCCTGCTTGAAGCTAGTAGCAAGTTCTTCTCTGCTATTCATAAGCGACTACACAAATCACAAAAAGACGAATTTAAAATTCTAGGTCGGATTAACTACGAATATCTACCAGACGAATCACTTGTAGACATTCCAGAAAATACACTAACAATTTACAAAGCAGACTTTGATGGACGGATTGATATTATTCCAGTATCTGATCCTAACATTCCATCTAATGCCCATCGCATGATGATGGCTCAGATGGCTCTGCAGCTTGCACAACAGTCACCACCCGGTATGTTTGATCTAGAAGAACTTAACCGTTCTATTCTTCAGTCTGCTAATGTTCCAGACCTTGATAAGA